AAGAATGTAAACAAACAACCTCTATTAGGTGAAACATTATTCCCTTATAGAAGAGAAATCGGAATTAAGTTAGATTGGATTAAAGGTGCTAGTAATCAACCAGTTGCTTTAAGACTATCTGCTTACGATACTAAAGCAATACGTAGAGATAGAGAAGGTATCGAACAATATACAACTAAGATGCCATTCTTCAAAGAGTCTATGTATATTGATGAAGAAATGAGACAAGAATTAAATACATTACTTCAAACTAATAACTCAGGATTAATTAATTCAATCGTTGCTAGAATATTCGAAGACCAAATTAAATTAATCGCTGCTGCAAGAATATCTCTAGAAAGAATGAGAATGGAATGTGTAACTAACGGTACTATCACATTAGCAAGTAACGGACAAGCATTCACTTATGATTTCGGTATTCCTGCAGACCAAAAAGCAACTGCTACTGTTTCATGGAGCGATGCTGACGCTGATATCATTAAAGAAATCAACGACATTGTTGAAGGAATGAGAGCAAAAGGTGTTGAAATTACTAGAGCAATTTGTAACTCATCAGTAATTAACGCTATGAAGAAAAATAAATCTATTAAAAATCAAATCTATGTTTTAGCAGGTGGTTCTATCTCAAGTATTTCTGCTGCCAAAGTATTAGAATTTGTAAAACAAGAAACTGGTGTAACATTCTATTCTTACGATAACGTTTATGTTAACGAAGATGGAACTGCTACTAAATATGTTGCTGACAATACTGTTGCATTCTTACCAGACGGAACTTTAGGAGAAACTCATATGGGTACTACTCCAGAAGAGTCTGATTTAGGAACTGGTGCAACTAAAGGTATCGTATCAGTATTACCTGAAGGTATTGCAGTTACAAGTTATGGAACTGAAGACCCAGTTAACGTTGAAATGAAAGTTTCAATGGTTGGTATGCCATCATTCGAAAGAGCAAACGAAGTTTATATCTTAGATACTGAAATAACTTCTGAATAGGAGGTCTTATCTATGATAAAGATAACAAACGGAACTAATACAATGGATGTAACAACAGGTTTATACAATGGTTTATATTCTAAACTAGGGTATAAACCAGTTGGTACAAAACCAGAAAAAATTGTCGAAACTGTAAAGAAAGAGGAAGTAGTTGTAACTCATTCTAACTCAAAACCTAGTAATGGTACTACTTCTGGTAAGAAATAATGATTTATAAGTCAGATGATAAATATTATATATTAGTTTCAAGTGGTAGATTGGTAAGAGTTAATGTTACTCCATCTGGAGACGGCATTGTTCTAGAACCAACTAAAGAAGAAATTCGTTTGTTAAACGATGGCGAGATTGTTAAATATCAACAAATAACTGCTAACGAAATTAAAAAGGAATTAGAAACTCCTAAAAAAGAAGTTATAAAACCTAAAGAAGATTTCGGAAGCAAATTAATAAAACCAAAAAATAAAAACTAGGAGGTGATGCGACAATGAAGACTATAAGTGAATTGTCAGATGAATTAAAAGAACTTCTAATCGCATATGATATAGAAGAAGAAACATTGAAAACTCCTATCTTAGAGTTGGAAATAAAATCAGCAATTGGCGTTATAAATCGTTGTCGCCGTTTTACTCCAACTGAAGAGGCTTTATACGACGAAAAGTATGAAGATAAAATTGTTCCTTTGGCAGTAACCGGTTATTTAAAAGCCGGTGCTGAAGGCGAGACAATTCATAGTGAAAATGGCATTAGTAGACAATATGGAAATGGTGGAAAGTATCCTAAGGAAATGCTTAATGATATTATTCCACTTGCTAAGTTTCAATAATGATACCATTAATTAGAAACAAAAGAAAAATATATGTATGTAATGCCTATTTACAAAATGAATTAAAAAGGTTTAGTGAACCAATAAAACTATATGTAAATTGCCAAACTACTCACGGTAATGCCGATTTGACAAGTTTCGGTATGGAAGCATATCAATACATGCGTATTAAGACAAGTTCACAATATGCTAAGTATTTCCATCTAGGTGATGCAATATATGTAAATGTAGAGCCACCTGAAGAGCACGATGTCTTATGTAAGACTGCTGACTATGAAGTATCTGAAGACCCTATTGTAACTTTCAATCATGTTGAAGTATTACTAAAACGTAGGAGTGGAAGAAGATAATGGCTAATATGCTTGGTAAAATAGAATTCAATATAAAAAAGGGTTCTTTTGAAAAATTAGGTTCGTTAATTGATAATATAACAGATTATGCAGATGAATTTGACGATGACGTTGAATATAATGCTGGTATAGATGCTGCAAATTTTGCCGAAAGGCTTGCGGAAAACTATAGTAGTTATGCACAAACATATACTAGAGATGAAAAATTAAATCCTGATTTACCCGGTTATGAGAGAATTCAAATGACTTCACGAAGAATTTATGGTACGCCAACAATTATTGCAAATCATGGTAAAAATGGTTTTGAGATAATACTTCGTGGTAGAGATATTCAGTATCAAGAGTATGGTACAGGTGATATGGGTGCTGAAGACCCACATCCTGAAAAACCAGCCGATTGGATTTATTCCAGTGGACCTAATGTAATAAGAAATGGCAAATATATCAATGGTGGTTCAAAAAATGACCAAACACCAATGTGGTATAACCACGGTGTCTATAATGGAACTATTGATGAAAATAGGGCAATATGGATGGCACCGTTTGGACCAACATATGGTTTACCATCTGGTAGATTTCTATATGATACATTCGAAGAATACGTACACAGTGATGATATATATGGCTCAGGATATCTTGGTTCGGAAATGTCACAAAGCCCGTATAAATTAAACGCTCGTAACTTTGCCACACGTGCTAAAGCAAAAATAACTAAAGGAGTTAAGTAGGTGATGATATGATAGATGATGAAACACTATTATTTCAATTAGTTAATGACCTTCAAGATTTATTCAATGGTATTGAAGAATATTCAGATACCAAAGTTAAAAAATCTATGGATGGTGACTATGAAATTACTTATCCATTAGTTATAGTACAAGAACTTAGCAATATGGATAATCGTAGGTTCTTTGATGGAAAAGAACATATAGTTGATGTGAGTTACCAAATTGAAGTTCTCGCTGACCAAAGTGAAACAAAGGATGCTGAGACAAATGTCTTGTGTATCGAAAATATAATTAAAAACTATCTTAGAGGAGATAGATACAAAGCGTTACAACGAGTTGGCTCTTCTCCAATAATGCCACAATATTCAACGGCATTAAAGAAAGATAGTAATATAAAAATTGGATTTATGCGTTATAGTGGGCGTATAGATATAGATAACAATATAATATATAGGAGGTATTAGAATGAAATTAAATTTCAAAAGATTTGCAATCAACTTATCTACTGCAGGTATTTATGTTGCATATGCAAAAGAAGCAACTGCTGGTACTAGACCAACAAGTGGCTACACTAGACTAACTGGTGCTAAGTCTACACCAAGTTTCAACCCATCACCAGAAACTCTAGAAACTACAACTCTAGATGAAACTGAATGGAAAACTTATATCGATGGATTAAAAGACATCGGTGGTGCTCTTGAGTTTACATTTAACTTAACTCAAGAATTAGTAGAACAATGGGATACATTAATGACTACTTATAAAGCAGGTATTGCTTCAAATCCAAAATTAAGAACTTGGTTTGAAATTGTAATTCCTGGATTAGAGAAAGCATTATTCTTCCCTGGAAATCCATCAGAAATGGGATTACCTGAAACTTCAGTTTCAAGTGTACTTGAAATCACTAACTATATTACACCAGTTGGTGCTCCAAAGTTTGAAACTAAGATTGAAGTTCCTATTGTAACTTCAGAATAATTGAATAAGGATTGAAAGAAGGATATCAAATGAATACTAAAATCGAATTAAATTACAAAGGTACTGATTATACTTTAGAGTATAATCGTGCTGCTATAAAGGTTCTTGAGGCTAATGGTTTTAAGGCTTCTGAAATATTAGAAAAACCAATGACAAACATTGAATTAATGTTTCAATGTGCGTTTATAAAAAACCATCCAAAAACTAGTGTTGAAACTATGTCAGAAATCTTAAGTGAATGTTCTGATAAAGCACATTTATTAGCAACATTAAAAGTTATGATTGACGAAACATACGACTCACTAATGGAGGAAAAAGACTCGGGAAACGCAACATGGAAGGTAGTAGACTTAAGTCCGAAGAAGACTTCGGAACCAAGTCAAAAGTAGAGTCTGCCTCCCTAACCCAGACTTTTGAAAAATTATGTCCAATATATATGTCTTATGGTATGAGTTACGATGAATTTTGGTATGGTAGTCCATATCGAGCAAAATTCTACCGTGAAGCAAAAGAAATCTCAACCAAAGAAAAGGATACTGAATTTTGGATGCAAGGCGTGTATATATACGATGCCCTATGTAGGGTGTCCCCTATATTACACGCCTTTTCTAAATCTGGAACAAAACCTCTACCTTATGTTGATAAACCTTACTTGTCAGCAAAAGAAGAACAAGAAAAACAAATTAGTAAGGAACAACAATTAGAAAATGAACGTCTGATTGCTCAGTTACATTTTAAAAAGTGGGCTGAGGCAACAGCAAGACATTTCGAAGAGAAGGAGGTGTCAAATGTTTAAATTAAAATATAATAGATTTGCCGACCAAGAGTTGTCAATAAACGTTCAAACAAATCTTAAAACAACCGGTTTCAAAGAAGGAACTAGGGAGATGAAAGAGTTTAAACAAGAAGGTCAGTCAATATCGGATTTAAAACCTAAATTTGATGTTTCTAATATATTAAGCGGGCTTACTAAAAGTATAACTGGTATTGAGCAATTAAAAGCGGTACTTAAATCTGTCGATATCGGCAATGGTATTAGTAAAGTTGCTGATTGGGTTAACAGTCCAAGAATACCGAAACGTAAAAAACTTGGTTCATTCGGTGCAAAAGAGTTATCTTCAAGAGAAAAATTTATCGCTACTAGTAAAGAACAAAACGAGGCTGCTGTTAATGTATTATCTAGTGCTATGCGTGGTAATATTGTTACAGACCCAAAAATGGGACTTGCTAGTGGTTTACTAGATACGTCAGGTATTGAACAAGCAATTAGTAAACATAAAGAATTCTTACAAACTATTCAAACTGGCGTACAAGAAAATCTTCCAAGTTATGTACAACTACTTAAAGAAATAAATGAGGAAATGTCTAAAACGCCTAATGAAAAAAGTACCTCGTTTATGTTACCACCAAGTAACACCGATATAAGCCCAAACACATCATCTCTTATGGGTGGTTTATCAGTTGGTGCTGTTAGTAAATCCGATATTCAAGCAGTTAAAGATTATAAACAAAGTATGGTTGATTTACGAAACGAAATAAATGGTCAGTTAAATCAAACTCTAAAAGATTTATATAATAACGTTGAAAAAGCCGGCGACGGTGCTGAAGATAGTAAAGGTAAGTTCGAAGGACTAAAAAATGTTCTTAGTAAAATACCAACCGGAGTTGATGGTTTAAGTAAAGCATTTAAGAGTTTAGACTTTACTAAGTTAGTTGCACTTGGCTACACAGTAAAACGTGTAACTAGTGCTATATATAGTACGGTTGAAAGTGCTGCTGGTTACGAAGAGTCTTTAAACCTTTATACTATGGCTCTTGGTGAGTATGCTCAACAGGCTGAAAAATGGCGTGACACATTAACTGAAAAATTAATGTTAGACCCAAGTCCGTTCATGCAATATATGGGTGCGTTCTATAACTTCACAAAAGGTATGAATGTAACTAGTGATGCAGCGTACTTAATGTCTAAAAACCTAACTCAGTTAACATACGATATGGCATCATACTTAAATATAAGTAATGAAGCCGCACAAGCAAAAATTCAATCCGCTATGGCTGGTCAATCTAGAGCAGTTGCATCAGTCGGTGTTGCGATGCAAGTAGCATCATTACAAGAATTAGCATATTCTCTAGGTATTGAAAAAACAGTTAAAGATATGACACAAGCCGAAAAAACTTACTTGAGATACATTCAGTTGATGCGAAGTACATCTCAAATGCAAGGTGACTTAGGTAGAACCATGATTACACCTGCAAATGCAATTCGTACTTTGAAAAATCAAATTGAAATGCTTGGTAGGGCAATTGGTCAAGTATTAACGCCATTGATAATGCAAGCGATACCATATATTATGGCGTTTACGAATGTGTTAAAACGTGCCGCTCAAGCATTGGCAAGTTTCTTTGGATATAAATTATCCGATGTCGATTATTCCAGTGCTATATCATTCGAAGGTGCTGAAGAAGGTGTAAACAACTTAAACGCTATTGGAGGTGCAGCCAAAAAGGCTGGTGACTCCGTTAGAAATTCTCTAGCACCATTTGATGAGTTGAACCAAGTTATGTTTGAAAGTTCCGGTTCAGGTAGTGCAGGAGGAGGTGGAGTAGGCGGAAGTTTAGATGACTCTAGTTGGGATGCCTTATTACCATCATACGATATGCTAAAAGATTACACTGGAGAACTTGTAGACAAGGCTAAGGACTTAGAAGGAGTTGTAACTACTATTGCCGCTGCACTTGGTGGACTAATTATAGTTTCTAAAGTTGGCGACTGGTTTAAAAAGGGTGCTGATTTGTTATCGGCATTTGGTGTCGAAGCAGGAGCAATACCTGGAATACTTGGAAAAGTTGCCGGTGCTATAACGGTAGTTGCTAGTGGTATAGCGATTGGAATTGGTTCTTACGATTTACTTGAAAAAGCATTCTATAATATTACGAAAAACGGTGGCGATTTAGAGTCAATGTTGGAAGGAATTGTAACAGCCGGTCTAGTTACCGAGGTTCAACTAGCATTTGTTGGATTATTAGCAGTTATAAATCCGCTTGCCGCTGGAATTGCTGGTATTGCATTTGTTGTTATGGATGCTGCCGCTGCGTTTAACGGTATGATGAATGCTATAAATGATATAGTTGACCAAAACTTATTTGGCGAATTAAGCGTATCTTATAGTGAATGGTATAACTTATTAACATCTGGTAGTGATATGAATGCACTTTCACAATCATTAAATGAATATGACACTACAATTAAAGGTATTGCAAAATCATTTAATGAGTCTTCAAATGAAGTAGAAGTATATGGAATTAAATTACAAGCAACTACTAAATTAACTGAAACCGAGTCCGAAAAAATGAAATTGGCTATGGATAATATGCTTTCTCAAACATCAGCAAGTATTGAAGCAACTACTAGTAAAGATTTACTTGTATGGGAAAAGACATTTAAAGGAATGTCTGGTCTAACCGAAGAAGAACAAAATAAAATACGTGATACTATTATTAATCGTGGTGCCGAGCAACAAACTGAGTTGGATAATGCCCAATCTAAAATAAACGAAATATATGATAATGGTATAAAGACACGTGGTTACTTAACCGATGAAGAATATACTGCATTAGAAGAACAACTTGCTAAAATTCGTGGTTTAGTTGAGCAAAATGTTACTGAAAATCAAGCAACATTGGAATTCTATAAGTCAACATATACAGATAAGAATAAAAAACTTGATGAAAAGTCATATAGTGAATTTAATAAAGCATTAAAAACATATGATAAAGAAAGAAATGATGAGATTTCTAGAACATATGCTGAAGGATTAAATTTATTAAATAAAACTTATTCGGAAGATAAGAGAAATACAAAAGAATACCAAGACGCCAAAAAAGAACTAGATAAAGAACGTGAAACAGCGATGGCAGAACACACTAAAGAAATGAGTGGTTATGTTGGTATAATGTATGGTGACTTTATAAATACTTATAATGATTTATACGATGAAACTGGTGCTATAAACCAAAAGACTAAAGAAAAACTTGCAACAATATTAAACGATATACCGGTTGATAAAGAGGAATTTATTGGAGTAATGAAGACAGCCGGTATTGAAAGTGCTGAAGAATTATACGACAACATTAAATCAACTGCCCAAAGTCCAAGTGCAAATAATGCGATGGAAGCCGCATCAGGTGCCGTTAAAGATTACTTTGCTGGTGGATGGCATGCAAATGTTGGTGCGTTAAGTGGTGATATGTTCATTGATTTAAAGAATGGTTTAGATATTGCAAAAGGTAAAAACGATATTAAACAAGCGTTCTTTAGTATAGGTAACTTCGTACTAACTGCAATCTTCAACGGATTGATGTCATTTGCTGGTTTACCCGGACAATTTGCAAGTAAATTACTTAAAGAAGTTAAGAAAGCCCTAGGTATTAAATCTCCATCTAAGTTATTTATGAAAGCCAAAGTTGGTGATTATGTAACTCAAGGTATTGAATACGGAATGAACCGTGAAATAGATACTGGTATTGGAGAAGTTGCCGACAACTTACTGACAACAATGCAAAACTCATTAGACGAAGGAAATGAGTTAACATTTGGAGATAAACTTCAAGACGGTATATCTGAGATAACTGATGGTTTCAAAGATATGAATGACGAAATTCTTGAGTTCAATAAAAATGCTAACAATATAGCAATCAACTCAACTATTTCCGCAAATAGAAAACTTACTAGCGATTATAGTGATATAATAGGCTTAGTAAGTGGTTCGTATGCTACGAACGGAAATACTGCTACTGA